TGCGATCTCTGGTGGTGGTAAAGCAGTTGAAGTTCCAGTTTATGCAGCAGTTTCTGCAGCAGCAGTGGACGAAGCAACTGATTTATCAAACACAGCAATCAACCCAAGTTCAGTAACTATTACTGCTTCTGAAGTTGGTGTTATGACTACTCTAACTGACCTAGCAAAAAACTCTGCACCAAGAAATGTTGCAGCAGATATTGGTAAGTTATTTGGAGAAGCACTAGCAACTAAACAAGACTTAGATTTAACAGCTTTGTTTAATGGCTTTAGTGTTGCATTAGGAGATGGTTCAGCAGCTATTACTCCAGCAGTATTATTTAATGCTCTTTCAACTTTGAAAGAAAACGCATTATCTACTGATGGTTGTCAAGTTGTACTACACCCTAAAATTGCTTATGACCTTAAATCTGGCTTTACTAATACTTTTGCTGGTTTAGATACAGAACTATCTAACGAAGCACTAAGATCAGGACACATTGGTAAAATAGCTGGTATGAACGTATTTGAAACTTCAAATATGGCAAATACTGGTACTGCTGGTGATTATAAAGGTGGTGCGTTCCATAAAGATGCACTAGCAATCGCAATGATGCAAGATGTTAAAATCGAAACTCAAAGAGATGCTTCTCTAAGAGCAGACGAGATTGTAGCAACTTCTGTATATGGTGTTGGAGAAATCCATGACTCATACGGAATTGAATTACACTACGATTCATCTATCCAAGCATAATAATTGCTTACTCTGTGGGGGCAAGAAATTGCCCTCGCAACTAACTTATAGGAGAAACAATGGTTAAATTAGTATTATCAAATGAAAAAATGGTTACCCTATCAAGAGGTAACAAGACAATCACTAGAAGCGAATTAGATTATCAAACTAATAAAGCTATGTATGATTTTAGAGGTTTTAAACAAGCACAACATGTTGTAAAAGAAGTTAAAGAGGTTCAACAAGAAAATGTTGTAGAATTAAAACCTAAGAAGAAAAAAGCAAAGAAGAAAAAAGATGAATCAATTAATTAAACTTAAATTAAAGAAATGGACTAAGAAGGTTTGGATTAAAGCTAAAAATAATCCTATGTATTCAATTCCTGTTGCTGTTTTAATAATTTATCTATTGGTAAAATAATATGGCTAATTATACTGGTGCAAATGTAATCGTTGCTTCTGATGTAACTAAGTATCAACCAGATGCTTTTGAATTTGGTGTATCAGCAACCTCAACAGAAACAGCAAATTTCTTTGCACAAACTACTAACGATATATTCAGACAGTTAAGAGTAGAGTGGTGGCCAGTATATAAAACTAATATATTCACAGACATCACAGTTCTTAATACTGCTGAAATAGTAAATACAAAAGTTAATTTAGATCAGTTTGAACGTGCTGGTGTTTATCTATTTTTAGGAAGATTCTTTTTACCAGCATTAACTAAATTCAGGCCAGAAACAGAAAAAGATAGATTTGAAAGAATGGCAGAATATTATATGAGTCAATACAACATGGAATGGAGAATGATCTTAGAAGATGGTGTTGAATATGATGTTGATGCAGATGGAACTATTGTATCAAACGAAAGAGAGCCTTTACATGGATTCAGAAGATTAATTAGATAAATGGCTTTAGAAGTAAAAATCAAAACTAATGCAGAGTTCATTAAAAAACGATTCAAAAGAATAGAGAGAAAATTTAAAAGCATTATTGAAAAAGGAATACTACAAGGTGGTTTTCAATTACTAGATATTATCAGAACTAAAACTGCAAAAGGAATAGATTTTAGAGATAGACCCTTTGCACCTTACTCACAAGGTTACTTAAAACATCTACAAAAAAAAGGTTACCCAACAAAAATAGATTTATTTTATTCTGGTAGAATGTTAGGTGCTTTAACTCCTAGTGGAAAAACAATTAAAAAAACAGGAACAAATAAAGTATCAGTAGGATTCAGTAATAGTCAAATGCTTAAAAGAGCAGTATTTAATCAAGTATTAGGAAAAACAAAACGTGAATTTTTTGGATTTAATGATAGAACTGCTAATATAATAGGCAGACAATTTAATAAATTTGTAGCCAAAGAATTTAGAAAGGCAAGAATATGAGCATAAGAGAAGACATAGCAGCAAACTTACTGACAGTTATTTCAAACATATCTAGTCCAGATATTAAGAAAGCTACTAGACAACCTTTCTTGTTAGACGAATTATCTATGCAACAATACCCAGCAGTTATAGTTCAAACATCAGAAGAAAATAGAGATGATAGCGAACTTGGTAGTGGTGCTAAAACAAGACATGGAACGATTGATTTTGTAATACTAGGATTTGTTAAAGGTGCAGAAGCTAATATAGATACTGCAAGAAACGCATTAATTACAGCTATTGAAACTGCAATAGAAACTGATATTACTAGAAATGGTAAAGCACTTGATTCGGAAGTTATACAAGTAGAAACTGACGAAGGTTCTTTATTTCCAGTAGGTGGAATAAAAATGACAATTAGATGTATGTATGAATATCAATCAGGAACACCATAAGGATATAACCAATGAGCAAACTAGATAAATTATTAGATAGAGTGAGTAAAAAAGTAGATCAAGTAGAAAAATTACAAGATAAAGAATCATTGCTTTGTGAAGAAGTAAAAGACTTAATTGAAGAAATTAGAGAAAACTATGTAGAAGAAGATCATACTTGGGAAGAAGCAGATAGTGATGATTTAGATGAAGATTTAGATGACGAAGAAGATCAAGAAGATATTGACGAAGAAGATGAAAAGTAATAAAAGGACTTATGGCTAAAGACATTAAATTATATAAAGATGGTTCAGAGATAATTATTAATGAAACTAATCTTGAACATTTTATAACATTAGGCTATAAGCAAGAACAAGAAAATAAACCAAAATCAAACAAGGATAAAAAGACATGGCAACACATCACGGAAAAGAAGGAGTTGTAACAGTAGGTGGAACAGCAGTTGGGGAACTAACTAGCTTTACACTTGAAACAACTGGAGATGTTGTAGAAGATACAGCTTTAACAGATGCTACTAAATCATTTGTAACTGGTAGAACTTCATTCTCTGGTACTTTAGAAATGCACTTTGATGAAACTGATTCTCCACAAGAAACTTTACTTGCTGGTGCATCTATTTCTTTTATTTTATTACCAGAAGGTAATAGTTCAGGAGATGCAAGTTATACTGGAACAGGAATTGTTACTGGTATGAGCATCAATAACACAATGGACGCAATCATTTCAAGAACTGTTACTTTTCAAGGAACTGGTGCTTTAACTATAGCAACTGTTTCATAATAATTTATGTCAGTTATTGATCGAGTTAAATCTCATTTTGAAACTCTTAAAACTATTACTATTGAAGTAGAACAATGGAAAGACGAGCATGGAAATGCTAGTGTATTCTATTCAGAGCCATTAACCCTTGAAGAAAAAAACATTATCTTTAAGAAGTCTAACAATTTTCAAGACTTAACTATTCTTGTTGATTTGCTTATAATGAAACTTCAAATAAAAAATGATAAAGGAGAATTAATTAAAGCCTTTATTCCTGAAGATAAATTTTCTTTAAGAAAAAAAGCAGACTCAAATGTTATAGCTAATATTGCTAATCAAATCCTTGCAGATACAAGTCAAGAGGAAGCCGAAAAAAAGTAGATAGCGACCCTGAAATAAGGTCGCTTTTAATAGTAGCAGACAGACTTCACATTCCAATTCAACAAGTTCTTGATATGCCAGTTAGTCATTATAATTTATGGTTAGCTTACTTGAAAAAAGAGCAAGATCAGTATAAAAGAAACCAATCATTAGCTGACGCAAGGAATTATAAATAATGGCACAACAACTTAAAATAGACATTGTAGCAAAGGATAAGTCCAAACAAGCCTTACAAGGAGTTAGAGGTGGTTTAGATAAAGTTAAAGGTGCTGTATTTAATCTTCAAAATGCCTTCATAGGTTTAGGTGCTGGACTTGCTATTAGATCATTAGTTAATACAGGAAAACAAATAGAAGGATTACAAGTTAGATTAAAATTCTTATTTGGTACTGCACAAGAAGGTGCAAAAGCATTTGATGAGATGGCAAAGTTTGCTGCTAAAGTTCCTTTCTCACTAGAAGAAATTCAAGCTGGTTCAGGAGTTCTTGCAGTTGTTTCTAAAGATGCAAAAGAACTTGCTAACCTTATGGAAATTACTGGTAATGTTGCAGCAGTAACAGGACTAGATTTTAAAACTACAGCAGAACAGATTCAAAGATCAATGAGTGCTGGTATTAGTGCTGCTGATTTATTTAGAGATAGAGGTGTTAAATCTATGTTAGGATTTAAAGCTGGTGCAGTAGTAACAGTTGAAGAAACAGCAGCAGCATTTACAAAAATATTTGGTAAGGGTGGAAAGTTTGGTGGTGCAACAGATGAATTAGCAAAAACATTTGAAGGTACTCTATCAATGATTGGAGATAAGTTTTTTAATTTTAAAAGAAAAATATTAGATGCTGGTTTCTTTGAGGGTCTTAAAAAAGAATTTACTTCAT